ACGATCTCGGTCATGCTTATTACTCCTTAATATTCAAGAAGGTTTTCAGGGCGGTCAATGCAGCAGCGTACTCGGTGAAATCCTGTTTTTTCTCAAAGTTCCCGTCTGCATTGCATTCTGCGGAGCCGGTCAGTTTGGTGCTGCCATAGCTCTTGCCTTTGGTGGCCGTAGCAAGGTTTTCATTAACGGGATTAAAACTTGCCCGGTAGTACCCAATCAGGCGGTACACAAGTTTCCGCTCCGGGGTCCGCAGCTTTCCAAGGGCAGCAACACGCACAAATGCAGGCGTATCGTTCTCCTTACGTTCCAGCGTATCCGTGGTTTTATCATAGGAGTGGCCGCCGAGTTCTGCCTCATCAGCCAGGCTCAAATAGCTTCGGTCGATGGTAAGCTTGGCAGAAGGGGAGCCGCTGTCTCTCTGTTCCCGGCGATCACCGGCCCACAGTTCGCTGCTTTCGCTGTCGTTTTCGCCAGCATAGCTGATGACGGCACGGGTGATTTTGCCAGCGCCGAGGGATTCTGTTTCAGAGCCGTCATCGTTGGTGGTTACGGTAATAGGGCAGTAGCCATAAAAGGGCAAACCGATAAATGCCATTATTGGACCTCTCTTTCGTTCCAGTCGCATGCGTCATCTGATTCAGCTTCAACGTATGCAACAAAATGTTTTGTTTCATTATCATAGCTGTACTCAGTAGAGCCGATGATAAAGCCGGCATCGCGTAAAGCGCAGCGCATTTTCCGGGCACAGGGCTGCGGCAGATCTCTTGTGAACCAGGCGGCGCGCACCTGCAAATGCTGCTGTTCATCCTGATCGCCAGCGTAAACGTCTGGGGTATTATCCAGTACACTCAGGACAATATAGTTGTCAGGTAAAGGGTCTTCCTCGTTTTTTACAAACGAAACACTGGTGCAAACCGTGCCCAAAGCATTTAGGGCTGCATCAATCATCGTCATAGGTTACCTCGCTTTTGCAGGACATCCTGCATTGCTGTACTTACAGCATCCTCACAGTTGGCGGCAGCTCGATTTAAAAACGGCTGCGCTGGCTCCTTTGCGGTTCCGTATTCCAAGGCTACCGCCTTTTGCATCTGGGCAACTTTGTTGGGGTAGCTTGGGCTGGACCCATGACCGCTGTCGTAACCGCTAAAGCTCACCTCTAAGCCGTATCCGCCTTTTTTCCTCTTTTTAGGTTTTCCGGCCCGCACGCTATCTGCCAGGTGTTTATTTGCACGGTGGCTTTTGTGTTTACTTACTTCTTGCTTTAGCGCATCGGATGCGATGGGAGCTGCACTCTGCAGCATTTCTGGAGCAATGGCATCCAGGTCAGCAAGTTTGGCCAGCTGCTGTGTAACTTCATCGCTCCACAGTAAATTCATTTTCACGGCGGGCCTCCCTTGGCCTGTGGCAGGTCGCTGACGGTCAGCTCTACCTTGTCGCCGGTTTCAAAGGCCCGCTGGACGCTGTACAGATTGCCGTTCCAAGAGATAACGCGCTCCCCGCAATATTCGTCTGCATGCAGCACAAAAACCGCAGTCAGGGTCGTTCCGGCAGCTTCGGCCGCGAAAAATTCGCCCCATTTTACAGATTTTCTTTCACCGTAAACAGTGCGCACCTCGCTGTAGTTGTGTGTAAGCACACCTTGCACCTTTTCAGGTTCGTCTTTCATCAGGGTGATCTGTTCGCTCCAGTACATGGGCTTCTCCTTAGTAAAAAAGCACCGCCGGGGCGTAGGCACTCCGGCGGTGCATCACAGCACAGCGCTCAAGCGTCGGGCCAGTCTGTGTAGTTGGTTGTCATCCGCAGCTGCGCTTTTTGCTCATCATAGGATGCTTTCAGCTGGGCATAATCATCGCCCGGCCAAAAATTGGCCCGGCAGTAGGTGATGACGGCGCGCCGGATCAGCGGGTCGGCTGTGTCCATGTTGGACACGCCCGCCTGCTTTAGATCAGCCAGCGCGGCGTCGATCAGGTCGGCCAATTCCTGGGCCATGCTCTCCGGCATGTCAGGCCGCCGCAGTGCATGCTTTACACGGTACAGCAGGTCGTTGTCTGCCATGGGTCAGCCCCCAATCAGGAGGTGGCCGGGATGGTCAGCGCCACAAAGCCGCCCTGGGCAACAACATCAGCACCCAGCTCCACGTCGCCGCGGATGGTGTCCATCAGCTTGTCAAAGGCAAAGTCGGCGGACACGGCGATCTCGTAGTCGCTGAACAGGTCAAGCTCCATTGCGGCAGGCACGCCGTAGAACATGGTGCGCTGCACATCGGAGGTCTGGGCCGTGCCGGCGCAGGCGGTCAGGTTGCTGTTCAGGCAGTAGCGGACACTCAAACCGCCATCCTTGATGATGCCGGTGTTGGGGTTGTCGGTGTCGGGCTCGATCTCATAGACGGCCTTTTTCTCGTTGGTGCCGCGCACGTCACCAAAAGCCACCAGGTCAGCCTTGTTCAGGAAAAGCACTGCGCCGCCCTCGACGCCCTCATCGCCGCCAAAGGCCAACACCAGATTGCGCAGGGTCTTGTCATTGATGACGCCCTTTTTGCCGCTGTCCACGGTGGCGTCTTTGGTGACAACCAGGGTGCTCGCTTTCAGCTTACCGACAATGAGCGCAGATGCCTTTTTGCGCAGGGCCAGCAGGGCCTGCTCGCGGACCTTGGCCTCATACAGCAGCGGGCTCTGCTTCTGCACCTGGCGGCTGATGTAAGCCAACACGGCCACGGAAGAGGGGCTGATGGTCACGGTGCCGAAGGTGGGCTCTTTGACAGTGGCCGCTGCGCCCTCGGTCTGTTCGGCAGCAGCATCGACGTCGGTCTTGATGTAGGCAACCTTGTTGCTGCCCATGCCGTCACAGTTGACGACCTTGACCAAATCGACGATGCTGGAAACGTGCGGACCGACGACATCATTGATGCCGGACACTGCGGTCGGGGTGGCAAGCTTGCCGCCGCTGATCAGAACGCTGCGGGTCTCGGCCACCGAGATGCGGCCCTGGCGCGTTTCTTTGAACTGCTGGGCGCGGGTCTGGGCATCGGTGTTGACGGTGGGGTTGTCCAGGGGCGTACCGGCACCGCCCGCAACCTTGGCGGCAATACCAAGGCGACGCTGTTCGGTCTCATACTGGGCAATGCGCTGGCTGATCTCTTCGGCCTCGGCATCCAGGGCGTTCAGGTCGGCACCCTCGGTGTTGACTTCGGTGCGGATTTCGGCGGCACGGGCGCGCAGTTCCGCAATGGTCATTTCACTGGTTTTCTTTCTCATGGTTTTACACTCCCAAAAGTTTCAGTTTGATTTTTGTTGCGGTATCCGCCCTTTGCAGTCTCTCCGCTTTAATTCTCTCAATCTCTCCGTCAAGGAATTTTCGGGCGCTGATCGACGTGGCGTCATTGGCCGGGAGGCTCACAGCGCTCACATCGTACAGTTTTTTGATTTTGGTGATCGTGCGGTTCACGGTCGTGATGTGGTTCTCCAGATCGCGGGTGACTTCTCGTTTATCCTCGGCCACCACAAAACCAAAGGACATCTTGTCCGTGTAGCCGCCCTTGATCTCTGTGTACAGCTGGCGGCCAATCTCAGTGCCGCTCAGATCGGCGGTAACTTTCAGGCCGGTCTCGTCGGTGGCCAGCTGCAGGGTGTTGTTTTTGGTTCTGGCAAATACGCGGCCCTCATGGTCGTACTGCATGATTACATCATTCATATCGCAATTATCAAAGGCATGCGGGTCCACCTGCTCCATCACGCGGTAGGTGCCATCTTCAAAGCCGTATTCGTAAAGCAGATACGGCTCGCCAAAGGTGGTTGCATAGCCCTCTACGGTCTGGGCATCCTGGGCACCATCGGTGCGCACTTCCATGCGCATGGCGCGGTATTCACGGCCATTGCCCAGCTTTTTCAACAGCTTTTCATTACTTTCCACTGGTTAAGTCGTCTCCTTTCTTGGTTACGCTGCCGTCACTTCCAAGCAGATAATACTCGCCGCGAATCGTGTACGCCTGCCCTTGCCCATCAGGCAGGGGCGGCAAATTCCAGATTTCGCGGATTTCATCACGGTTCATAATGCCACGGTCAGCCATCTGGGCCGATACGTTCAGCTTTTCGGTGTTACTCATGTATTGCAGCCGGTTGGCCGTTGCCATCAGCAGCGTGCCGCCCGCGCGTTCGCGCTCAGTAAACAGCATTTTTGTGGCGACGTCGCTGAACTGGATGGAAAACGGCTCAATTTTGCCCTCATAGAACGCGCTCCATTTATCACCGTAGGCGCGGTTTTGCAGGACATCCTCGTTGGTGCCGAAGTAATTGAACACATTGGTATTGATGCGCTCCATCTCATCGGCAGCCACGACGTAGGGCTTGGACTCCAGTTGCTTGATGTCCGTGTAGGTGTTAGGAAACAGCAAAATGCCGCCGCCCTCACCTTGCAGATTTTCCCGGCTGAAACGCTGCCTTTCCTTTTTTAAGTCCTCATCACTGGAAAAGTTGCCCATCTTAGCGGCAAAGCGGAACGTCGCACCGTTTTTGACAGCTTCGGCAATGCCCTGGTTTTGCAAATTCACCAGATCCATCGTGGGCTTTAGGGCTCCGTTGTTTTCGCCGAAAATATCGCTTTTGTACTGGAATTTTGTCATAATGCCGCACCGCTCCATCTCCATGACAGCGGTCTGGCCGGTGCGGAATGTGTAACGTAGCCAGGGCGTAGTCCCATACTGTACGATTTCACAGCTGGACGGCAGCACCGGGAAGATGCCCTCTGTTTCGCCAAACTCGTTGAGAACCGGCACGATAAAAGCGGTGTTTTGCACCTCCAGGATCGTGCAAAGGCGGTACAGGAACTGCCCCCATGTCTGCCACTTGTTGGGACCCTGCCGCAGCCGGGTCTGTAACCTGGGGTTAGCAGTGCCCTGCACGGTAACGCTCAACTTACTGGCGTGGGTGGCCGTAGCATGGATCGCGGCGCGCACAATCTCACTCTCGTACAATTCGCCGCCCCAAGTCAAAAAGCTGGGTGTGTAGCCGTCCAGTGTTGTCCAAAATCCAGACGCGAGGCCTTTGGCGGCTATCTTCCCGAAAATTGATTGAAATAAACCCATGCTCATCACCCCGCGTTCTTCAGCTGGCCGCCGATTTCGGCACACCATTTCTGCCGCACCGTCATTCCGTCCAGGAGTGCGGCGCATCCGTCAATATGGTCGGTGGCGCTCATTTTCACTAGTTTGCATCTGCCGCTGTCGTTTTCAACTTTCAGCGCCGTGTTCAGCAGATGAACTTTCAACAGGTCGTTGTCCCCGATGTTAATGGTGCCGTCCTTTAGCAGTCCTTCAACTTCCCGGATTACTGGCGTAAGGTTAAAACCCTGGAACACATCATCCATGTGGAATCCGTATTGCTTCATATCCTGCACAAGATACTGCGCAGTGTATCTGTCATAGCCGACCTGTAAAGGATAAATTTTGTATTGTTCTATCAGCGTCCTGAACCAGTTGAAACAATCATGATAATCAACAAAATTGTCGCCACTCAGCGTCAGCAGGCCGCGCTTCACATAGGCGGCATAGGGCAAGCCGTCCCGCTCTGTGGCCTCTTGCAGTTTTTCAGCAGGGAGGAAGAAATGCGCCAGCACATTCAGCTTGGCATTTTTCTCAATGATTGCCACGCAAGCGGTCAGGTCTGTGGTACGGCTCAGATCGATGCCGCCCACGCAATAGCAGTTTTTAAAGCTGGCGGGGTCGACATGTGCTCCACAGGCGCGCTCCACAACATCGGAGGCCAGCCAGGCAAGACTAGAGTTTTGCTTTACATTGCAGTATTTTGTTAAAAACTCAGCGCGTTTGGACAGGCTGCCCTCAGCAATGGCAATCTCCTCCAGCAGGTAGCTGACACTGATACTCACGCCAAGATTGGGGTTTGCCTTTGCAAGTTCGTTAATGTCGTTCCACTTGGCAGGGTCATCGATCATGTAGATAAACGGTGCAAGGCGCGTTTCCTTAGAATCGCCCAGCAGGAAGCGGGTAGCACGCTTCATCAATTCGTCATAGATGCCCTCGTTTACATAACCTGCAGTGCTGATCGACAGCAGCATGGGTTGTGTGCGCGCACCAAAGCTCGACTTGATGACCTCATAGAATTTCAGTCCGGCATCGCCGGGCCAGCTGGCAACCTCATCGGCAACGCACAGGCTGACGTTAAGGCCATCCGATTTTTTTGCGGAAAACGCCAGCGGCTTTGCACTGGTATTGCTGTTGGTGATATAGATGTCTGTGCGCCGCTTTTTGCTTAGTTGGCTCAATTCCGGATCCTTGCTGAGCATCTGATAATAAGCGTCATAGCACAACCCAGCCTGTTCCAGTTTAGGCGCGGCAAAATAAATGCGCCCGCCATATTCTCCATCCAAAAAGCTGCAATAGGCAGCAATGGCAGCGGCCAGCAGCGTCTTTCCGTTCTTGCGGGCAATAACAACAAGAACCTCTCTGAATTGGCGGTGACCGGTGGCGTCCATCACGCCAAACAGCACCGATAAAAGCGCCTTTTGCCATAACTCCAGCACAATCAGCTGCGGGGCTAGTGCGCCCTCATGGTGCCTGCAGAAATTCTCCACAAAGCGGATCGCTTTCTGCGCTTTTTTGGCATCGAAGTGAAACAGCCCTTTTCCCAGGCCATCCACAACATACTTGTACCAGATCTTGATCCAACGGCCTACGATGATGGTGCCGTCTGTGATTTTCTGGTAATACTCGTAGATGTAATTATTCACGGTCAAGCATCTCCAGCTTGCTCATGCGTTTCTCTGGCGGTAACAACTTGCCCAATCGCTCAGTCACAGTGTTATAGTTTTTGATAAGGCTGTTGTAGGCTTGCAGATCAGCGCTGGCTTTTTTGCCGTACTGGTTCGCGCCGTTCATGTACTCCTCACTGCATCCATCCGCATTGATGGATTTCTGCAAATCGTCAAGCGTGATTTTCATAAACGCCGCGTTCTGGATCAGCGGTTCCACAATCGCCATCTGATTTTTAGGCAGTTCGGCGTAGTGCGCCATGATCCTGTCGTACTCTTCCTTAATCAGCGTAGCTTTAGCTTTTCTCCCCACAACAACACCCCCTTTACGCTCTTTTCAGTGCTTTTCTGAACTTTGGGGCCCGGTCGACAGCACCCCCGCTCGATTTTTCAACCAGGGGGGCGTCACCATCTCGAAGTCACTCGACCCGCCGGGTCAACACGGTATCTGCGCCGCGCACCGTGACGCTTTGCATGACAGTCACGGCACAACAGCCGCAAGTTAGACCATGACAGCGAGACCGCCGGGTCGTTGATGTTCTCCGGCGTCAGCTCAATCATATGGTGCACGATCTCGCCCGGCTGATACAGTCCCCGCGCCAGACAATCCTCGCACAATCCGCCCATGCTGGCAGCGTATCCATTACGGCAGCGCTGCCATGCTTTGCTTTTGTAAAACTCTTTTGCAAATTCGCGCATGTCTGTGGCGTGTCCAATGTGGACACGTTTAACACCTCCACCCGCCGGGGCGTAAAATTATCATAGATGCCCAGCGGCGCGAGACAGAATATGTTGGTCTCGTAGTGTGTGAGCTTCTCCCGCCCGCTGGGCATGATGGTCTATTGCCATCCGTCGGCTGCTTATTTATTACAGCGCCAGCAGCGGCGCAATGGAGCCGTACACAGGCCTTGCACCTGTACCGCGCATTGCTTGGGACGCAGCGCTCATCCCGTTGGGGAATTGCCTAAAGACCAACGGGAAGCTATACGGCAAAGTGCCGGTCTTTCCCGGCTGTCAATAAGGAGACATAACATGCCCAGTCTGGCGGAATCGAACCGCCGGGCGTGAGGGCGCCCGCAACCCTGCAACCTGGATAAAAAATAGCCGCCCCGATATGGGGCGACTATCGTTCAGGAGGATATCTGAACAAGCAAGCCGTCGAGTATCAAGCCCCAACCTACCCGACACCATCAGCCTACCACACTGGGGCGGAACTAAGCGGAACTAATTTTAAAAAACTCTTGACAATTTCAAAACGGCGCGACGGTGCAGCTTGCGCACATACCGTTCGGTCACACGCATCCTGTCCGCAATCTGGCGGTTGGTCTTGCCGCCCAAGTAGCGCAGCTGTAGCACTTCGCGCTCTAAAGCATCATCAAGATCGCTAATTGCTCCATCAATCTCAACTTTTACGGCCTCGCCATTCATCAACTGTGCGGCCAGATTTTGCCGACGCGTGTTGATGCTGACCAATACGGCATCAAGGTCATCGGCCCCGCCGGGGCTGGCCTTGCGCAAGATATCAACATAGGCGGCACGGCGTTCATCTTCCCGCAATTGTTCTCTCAAGCGTGGCTCTATCTGCCGGGCGTTGCGGTAGCGGTTCAGCCATGCGGTCATTTCATCATAGGTCAAGGATCCTCGCCTCCATGTCTGTGCTCCATTGACGTGTCATCGTCTTGCAACTTGTTCTGTGATGCCTCTCTGCCCACCGAAACACCCAGGGCATAAAACACCACAAACAGCCCGGCCAGCACTGCACCGCCGATGACCTCAAGGATGAAATTTGCAATTGTAGCCATCATTTACCCCGCGCGGCCCGCTTGATGTCGTCGGCAATGTAGCCCTCAATGCCCGCGCCGGTGCTGTACCAACGCTTATTCCAGTCAAGGGCGATCCGTTCACCGTCACGGCCGACACGCTCACCATCCGGGCCGAGGCGGACAGAAAAACACTCACGATACGGGAACCCATTCACCGGGCTGTCATAGCGTCCCGTATCATCCACCGCAATAATGAGCCGCCCGCCGTCGAACATTTTGCGCTCACGGATCGTCAGCCCTAGATCCTTGTGGCGGGCCGTCAGCTTCCAGTTGTCGAAGTCGGCCAACTCTTGCCGGGCAAGTGCAAGCCATTTCTCGGCGGCGTCATGCCGGACCTTTTCGGCGTTCTTTTTCTCTTTCTCCTCGGCTTTATATTTTTCAAGTGCTTTTTTATCAATATAGCGGCTGCGCGCAGTGCGGTACAGTTGGGACGAATAGATGCTGCTCTTGGCGATGACTTCATTCTGATCCGCCGGGTCCAACTGTTCAACGGTGAAAGATGTCCGGCCCGCCGGGGCAATGCGCAGGATAGCATTGGTGACATTATCAGTCATGTCCAGCGTCACGGGCTGCATTTTCTGGGCATCAAGTTTGCCCCCGTCTGCATAATTCCACTCACAACACTGGACGTAATCCAGCCCCCTCAGCTGATCGGCCACACCCTCATCCACAATGTACAGAATCGCGGCTTTCTTGGCGTCATCGCTCACCTCCGGCATAGGGCCGTAGCCGTTCTTTGCGTAGGTTGTCTGCTGCACCTTGTACAGCTTGCTGCACTCATACGCCCGCGTCATGGTAATTTCGCCGCGTTCTACCATGGCAATGACCTCCGGCACACACTTGCTGGCAATCGCATTCAAGCGCCCCAGCGTCCCGGTGCCGTCGCCGGTGATGCGGCTCATCTCATCACGGACGCGGCCATCCAGACCGCCCGCGGCCTTTTTGCGTTCAAGGGCCTGCTTAAGGGCAATATACTGCCGGAGGCGTTCGCCATCGCTCAGCTCGCGCGCCGTGGCGTTGGAGGTGATCAGCGCAATCAAGTCGTCATCCGCACCCTGGCTTTGATGGATAACACAGGGCAAAACCTCAAACCCGGTCACGCCCTCAGCTGTCAAGGCACGGCAGGCAGTCCAGCGCCGGTGCCCGGCCAGCAGCATGTACTTGCCGCCCTGGGCAGGCAGGACTTCCAGCGGGCTGCGCAGGCCACGCTCGGCAATATCAGCTTTCAGCATGGAAACGTCACCGATCTCGTAGATGCTATTTTCCGGGTTCGGTTCAATGTCTGCCGCCGGCAGCATGACGACCTGCATTTTCTGCCCCGCCGGGGCGGCAGGTTTTGCACCGTTTCCGAGGATGTCGTTGATAGAAAATCCCTTGCTCATGGCTTAGCCCTCCTTTGTGTCCATTCTGGACACGATTTCCTCGACCTCATCGGCCAGGCATCCATAATCCGTTGCTGCCGAACAATCCGGACGATACGCGCGCAGCGGCTTGTGGGCACTTTTGGCCTCGCTGACCTTGATCGTGTAGCGGATGACGGTGCCCAGCATTTCAACGCCCGCGTCGTTCAGCTGGTGGACGACCTCTGCCGCATATCGGGTGCGGCGGTATTTCGTCATCAGTGCGCCCATGATTTTGAGATGCGGGTTGTAGTACATCTGCACCCGCTCAATCTGGTCAACGATCTCGCGCATGCCGTCACAGGCCCACTCATCACAGTCGACCGGAATAATGACCCAGTCCGCAGCACACAGTGCGTTGATGCTGCCCATGTCCAGATCAGGCGGGCAGTCCATGATGCAGTAGTCATACGGCACATCATTCGCGACAACTTCATCCAGTGCATCCCGCAGCCGGAACTGCTGCGGCTCGGTGGTGTCCATCAGAATGCCGCGGTTTGCTTTCAGCATCCGCATATCGCATGGCAGCAGATGCACCCCGATCACGCCGGTATCTTCGACAACGGCATCCCAAACCCGGCATTCGCCCATCATGACCTCTGCCACGCTGGGCCGGTCATAATCCAGCACACCGAAAAACTTGCTTGTGTTGCCCTGCTTGTCCAGGTCAACTACCAGCACGGACTTGCTCAGCGCGGCCAGCTCAGCGGCTAGGTTGCAGGCGGTGACGCTTTTCCCGACGCCGCCTTTTAAGTTAATAATTGCAATGCTTATCATAGTGATTCTCCTATCCCGCCGGGGCGGGTCAATACGTTATTGGGGCCAGGGCATCTGCTCGCCCATCTCTTCAAAATCTTCTTTCGGAGCGGGCTGCCATTGATGGTATTGGGGCTGCCATCTCATAGATACAACGCCGGTCGGACCCTCACGGTTTTTCGCGTACATGATAGCGGTGTCTTTGTACATATTTTCGCCGCGCAGTTCCTGGCTGTCCTCTGGACGTTTGTTCTCCACAAAAATGGCGCTGTTGGCGTCCTGTTCGATCGTGCCGGATCCGCGCAGATCCTCCAGGTTGCAGAACCGGCCCTCATTGCCTTTCACACCGGAGCGGTTGATCTGGCATAGCTCCACGATGACAATGCCCATCTTCATGGCAGCCACTTTCAGCCGCCGGGTGATCTCGCTGATGCGCTGATACTCGGTCTGCCGGGGGTCAGTAGGGCTTAGCAGGCCGATATGGTCAATAAAGGCAACATCCGGCTTGTATTGCATCAGTTTGGCTTCCAGGCCGTCGATCGTCAGGTTGCTGTCAGAATCAATCATCATGTTGTGGTGCTGCCGCAGCCGGGCCGCGGCATTGTCGATGATCTCCCATTCGTGCGGGTCCAGTGTTTTGTTGGTCAGTTTGCTGGAATCAATCCGCGCCACTTTGGACAAGATGCGGTCCATCAAGGCTTCGGCGGCTTCTTCCAGGGTCAGGTAGTAGACCCTGTATTTTTTGGACAGCCGTGATGCAAGGTTGAGCGAAAAATCCGTTTTACCGCAGCCGGGCCGCCCGGCCACAACGCACACGCGCTGGCGTCCAAAAACGCCGAAGCGGTCCAGCTCGGGCCAGCCCAGCTTTAGGCTATCGTCTGGTTCTTTCAGCCGGGCCAGTGTAGCATCAAGCACCGCGTCGAAGTCCCGGGCCGTGCTGTCCGCCTGGGTGCTGCGGATGGCGTCCTGCATCGCCAGGGTGCGGCGCAGCTGGCGGCAGATGCTGTCGCTGTCCATCGCATCCTTGGCCAGGCACTTCATCAGGTCGCCGGTCAACAGCCGGTAGCGGTGATCTTCAAGAATCTGCGCCGCATAGCTGCCGATGTTGGAGACGCTGGGGCAGGTCTCGGCCATCTGCATTACGGCAACTTTCACATCATCCGCCGGGTGTCCGTTGGCCGCTGTGTTGATGACCGTGATGACATCCACGGGGCTGCCGCTGTAGATCAACTGCTGGATTGCGGTGAAAATGTCGTGACAAACGCCGTCTTCAAACATGGCCGGGACCATCCTGGTGACGTAATCCCGCGCGCCGTCCGGATTCATCAGCGCCGCGCCCAAAAACGCGCGTTGAGTTGTCTGCTGGCGGGTCATGGTTGCTTGTTGCATCGTTCAGCCTCACAAAAATTCGGTGATGTCGGTATCCGGCCCGATTTCCCGCGGCCGGTCTGCCGTGTTGGCGGGGCGCTGGACCGGAGCCTTATCCACAAAATCATCTTTCAAGGGGAAAAGCCCATCCCATCCGCGCAGGATGCTCTGCTCCAGCACGGCTACCATGTACCCGCTTCTGTTTCGGACGTGGGCCTCATCGGCCAGCTGCTTCAGCTTGCTGCAGGCCAGCTTGGCGGCGTTCGCGGTCAGGGGATGTTTACCGGCTGCCCGGGATTCGGCAAATGCAATCAGGGCCTTGGTCAGCTGTTCATTGCCGGGGAAGGCCTGTTGAAAGATGCTGAAAGCATCCTCGCGCGCGCCCGCGTTAATCTCTCTTGTATTAATATTATCTTGTAATAATCTACCCGCATTTTTTTGCGGGGGGTCTGCGCATTTTTTTGCGGGGGTCCCCCCGCAATTTTCTGCGGGGGTGGCGCATATTTTTGCGGGGGTCTGCGGCACTACCGCCATACCGGCCAGCGGGCTGATCCTACGCTCGGCGCGTTGCTCACCGGCACCGCCGCCCACCTGGATGATCGAGATGTAACCGCAATCCTGCAAATGCTTCAACCATCCCTGCACCGTCCGGGTGCTTGCATCAAAGAGGTTTTGGAAATAGGCGTTGCTGGCGTAGCAGTAGCCGGTCACATTTGTCAGCGCGGAAATCTCTGCAAAAAGCAGCTTTTCGTTGGGTTTCAAATTTTTGTCGTACCGCACAGCGGCGGGGAGCATGGTGTAAAAAGTCGGTGTTTCCATCTGGTACGCTCCTAAAAATGGCCGACCTTAATACAGGGGTGCGCCGCGCTCTTTTTTAGCGCATCCCTGCAAGGTCTTTTTTCAACTTTTAATGGTTAAAACGGCAGGTCGCCCTCATCCTCGATCAGCGCAAAGTCGTCGCCGGGTCCCTGGTTATAGGCCGGTGCCGGTGCGCCGACGTTAGGCTGACCCGCCGGGGCGGTGGAGGTCTGGCCGGGGTTGTCGGCCTTGCTGCCACAGAAATTGATATTGTTGGCAACCACCTCCAGCACCGTGCGGTTTGTGCCGTCTTTGGCCTGGTAGGTGCGGCTCTGGATCCGCCCGTCTACCGTAACCATCTGGCCCTTAGTGAGCCACTTATAGGAAAAATCGGCGCGCTGCTCCCATGCAATGACGGGCACCCAGTCTGTCAGGCTCTTGCCGCTGGCATCCTTACGCCCGCGGTCACAGGCCAGCGTAAAGGTGGCCACGCTCTTGCCGGTGGCCGTCTGGCGCAGCTCCGGGTCACGGGCCAGGCGGCCCTGCAATGCAACAACGTTCAGCATTAGATCATCACCACCACATTACCGCTCTCTACCAGATCGGCCAGCTGCTCACCCAGGTAGGCAGCAATGCTGCGCTTGGCTTCCAGCTTCCAGGCACCGCCGTCCGCCTCGTACAGCGCCGGGCGGCCCTCTTTGTCGAGGCGCAGCAGGAAGTCGCTGGCGGGTTGCTCCACCTCCAGGAACGTGCGGTAGGGCTGCAGGCGGACGATCGGCTGCACGGTCTGCTGCTCTTTCAGCACCGCGCCGGTGCGGACACTGACCTCCTGGCTGATGCCGTTGTCCACACTGGACACGCCCTGATTGACGTCAATGCGGCTCAACAGGGCCAGCAGGTAGTCACGGTCATCGGTTACGGCGTACAGGCTCTGCAATTCGATGACGGCGCGGTCCTGGTTCATGTTCTGGTTGACCGTGATGCTCGGCACATCGGTTACGGCTTCATATAAAGGCGCGCGGGTAAATGCTGCCCATTCTGCGCCGGTGTATGTGGTATCCACCACCACCCGCCGGGCGCTGTCCACGCGCACATACAGCAGGGGAGAATAATGGGCGCCCTCCGTGCGGATCAGCTTAACAAGGGCGTCCAACGTGTCCACCGAGTACCGCGCCGGGAAATCAACTTCCGGCCTGATTTCGTGCAGCTCAGCCGAACAGAACTGACGCCCGGCGAACTCAAAGGTAAACGGTTTGGCCATTTCTGCAACGCGGTCAATGGCATCCTTTAAAAAACTAACTTCCATGTCGTTCATCCTTTCTATCAGTACCCGGCGCGGCCCACGCGGGCCATGGCGGGCATCGGTGTCTCATCGCCGTCCATGTCCACCTGTCCGGGGACCTGGGGCGTCATTTCGGCCAGCAGCAGGCTGCCATCGCGGCCCTTGGTGATGCACAGGGACGTGCGCACCGGCTGGATGGGGGCCAGCGCGGTCTTGGCCTGGGCATCCATGCCGATCTGCTGCCGGTAGTCGTCCGGGGCAAACGTCAGCGTGATGGTGATCTTGCGCTTGGCCGTGGCGCTGGTGTTGGGGTCCATAATGTTCGCAACGACCCGCTCCACCTCGTAGTCGGTGATCTCGGCAATCGCGCCCATCGCCATGTCCAGCACGCTCTTTTTGTTCACGATCTGGGGCATCACTTATCACCTCCGACGCGTGCGGCCTCAATTTGATAATGCCGCTTCATCAAGATGTAGGCGGACGCCTCGGCCTCCAGATCAGCCGGGTGGTCTCTGCGCATCTTCTCAGTCAGTTCATCACGCCAGAAACGCAGGGCCGCGCACAAAAACGGTATGTCAAGGTCAGACACGCCATGCTCGCCGTCCAGCGCCGCGCGGACGACCTCCAGCGCCTCCTCATGGACGGCATCAATCTGCTTGCAGCTGACGTCACCGCCCATTGCGCGCGTCAACATAATGTTCTCAACGCTGTGCAATCTGGGCTTGTTGTGGAAAATCATTGTTTGCATCCTCCTATCAGTTTTTTGTATAACAAAAACTAAATTTCTTCTCCGAAAACCTTGGCAAAGCTGCCGGGGCCGTGGAGATTATCAAAAGCAAATTGTGCCGCCCGTTCCAACTCCCGCCGGAAACAAGGATTATAATGTACACCCAAGGGCGGTTCATTATGGTGGTGATGGCACAGCCAAACCTTGAGGCCGTACCGCTCGGACAACTCGCGCCGCCCGCGTCCAAACAGGATGTGATGCTCCTCCAGGCCGCGCGTGGTGCGCAGGTTGTACATTCTGCGGCACAGGTAGCACTCCTTATCGTTTTGCAGTATGCTTTTTGCCATGGCGCTCCTCCAGCCCGTTCAAGGCATCCACTGCCCGGCGCAGATCACTGGCGGGCAGCTCTACGGTCGTCCAGCGGTAGCCGCAGGCCAGGCAGTCACGGCGGCGGTAGATCCGCCGGGGTCCCTTGGCGCGGGTGTCGATAACATGTACCTGGCTGCTGCCGCATTTAATACAGTTCATCGGCGCGCCTCCAGTCCCGGTACTGCTCGGTGGTTTCGGCATCGTCCACGCCAGCTTCGGCCAGCCGGTCAAAGATGCGGTCAATGAAGTCGTGCATCTGCTGGCGGTCAAAATTACTGCTGCCCAGCCCGATGCGGACCATGCAGTAGCCATCATCCAGCTGCTCCACCTTTTGCACAACGCGGTAGGCGTTGCGCAGGGCGGGCAGAGCCTTGACCGGCACGCGCCAGGTCTCGACCTCTGCGCCGAACTCGGTCAGCAGGTCAAGGTAGCACTGTTCGGCAGTCACCCCGCCGGGCGTGTCGCCGCTCAATGCAAGCGCCAGCCGGTTCAACAGTACCCACATCAGGCGGTTCTGGTCCAGCGTGCGCTTGTTTTTCACCGGGCGGATATCCACCTCAACGCACAAAGGCTGGCCCCGCGCACGGCGTTCCAGCTCGGCGTGCAGCCGTTGTGCTTCCAGCAGATAGGCGTTGTCTACCGTCAGGTTTTCCAGCCCACCGCCGCCGGGCGACTTGTCCGGCATGTACCACGCAACAAGGTGGGCAATCAGCTTGCCTGCCATGTGATCACGCTCCCATCGCGCTTGCACACCCGCAGGCTGGCGACGCTGCCGTCATCGTTGTAGGTGATGTCGTCCAGCGTGAGGGTGTCGTCCATGACGTACCGCTCAATGATGTTGGTGCCGGGCTTGCCCTGGGGGACGATGTGCACCTTGCTGGACGGGATGCGCAGCGGCGGCAGATCGAACAACCCGGCGCCGATGCCCCAGGCAGCCGCAGCGGCCAGGAAGCTGCCGTCCGATTCGTTCGTGGCGCTGTCACTATGTACGCGGTAGGCGGCGGGACAGGGCGCATCGCGGGTGGCATCATCCAGCGCGATGGCGCAGTACATAAACCGTCCGCAAGTGTAATGCCGGACGCTGTAGGTATCACAGGGCACCAGGCTGACAAGGTCGTTCATGTGGTTGCGCACCGCGCTGACATCCGGCCACAGCTTAATCGTCACGCCGTTTTCATCGGTCTTCTGGACATTGACCACGATCTCACCAGCGGCCATGTCGCGGGGGTTAGGGACTGGCTTTTTGATTTCAACATTCTGTTCCATGGGGGTCCTCCATATTCGGGCCGACATAACTGCCGGTCTCATTGTAGTTGCTGGGGTTCGAGTAGGGCGTACCCCAGCCGCACATTGCACCGTTGTACATAGCGGCGGCCTGGGCGCGGGTAACTCCGGCAGCAGCGTTCAGCTCATCTGCACAGGTCTGGTTGTTTACGCCAAACAGGGCGCGCTCCCCGCGCACGATGCGCACGATGCCGCCGGTGTAGGGGCTGCGGGCATAGGCGTAGGCGGGCAGGCCTGTTGCATCAATGTTCAATTCCATAGCTTTCTCCTTTACGGGTGTATTGGGCCGCTTGGGCGGCATACCGGCGGCAAGCGCCGGGTGTTTCTTTCTCCAGGTGCAAACCCTGTGCCGGATGGCCTCGCGCGTTACCGGCTGGGTGTAGCCCATCAGGCTGCACACGCTGCTAAGGCGCTCCCCGCCGTAGTAGCGCAGGATGCTCTCCAGCATCACGTCTGGCGGCACAGGGTGATGGATGCGCTCGACCTGTTGGCCAACGGGGTGCTTGCTTTGGGGATGGGCGGCGCGGAAAGCGGCCATGCTTGTATAGCCCAGGTGCGTCAGCAGTTCATCATCGGTCAGGCATAGGCATTCGGCACAGATTCTCAGCTGACGGCGAGCGTTAGCGCAGCCGCGCAGCTGACCCTGCGCCCAGGCTAAATCTTCATGCGTCATCAGCAGCAAACCACGCTTTAACGATTTTGATGGCTTGGAAAGCGGCATCCCGCTGACCTAAACGATATAGCCGCTCGCGCTCTGTGCCGCTGGCTCTTGCTTCCTGAAGGGCTGCCTCACTCGCAGCATAAAACGCTTCAAGCTCCTCCAGGACACTGGTTGCATTTTGCTTGTTCTTGTCCATGGTATACCTCCTCAACAAATCTGGCGGGCCAGCGCGGTGGCGGGGATGCGCTTGCCGTGGTCGCCGCCGATCCAGCCGGTGAACTGCTGGCAGACTTTCCGCTTACCGCGGGTATCATCGGGGCCGTAAACGATGCGGGCGGCCTCGGCTACCGTGACCAACTCTCCCGCCGCCTGACTACGGATGCGCTCCAGCGCGTCGCGGTAGCCGTCTTTTTCTCTTGCCATGTTGATCCTCCTTTGGGGTGTGTCCAACGTGGACACATGGTTGCTTGTATCCGCCTGGTATGGTACAATCAAGGCGGAAAGGTCGTGTGCGAATTGACGGATAATCAGTACAAAATTTTTAAGGCTGTGCGAAAATATCACACGCTGCCCAAAATACTGAACGCTACAGGAATACCGGATTATCTCACCTTGCAGGAAGATGCCGGAGTAGGGATGCTGGATTTCTCCGATTGTGAAATGGATGAGAAAACCATTGTCACCCTGACCAACCCCGCCGCAGAAGCATACGAGGAGCGCCACCGTTATGATTGGAAGGAACTCCGAGCATGGGTGACTTTTGCAATTGCTGCTTGGGGCGCTTTAACCGGGACAATCACACTATTTTTAAAATAACTGCTACAGTATTGATGATTGCTGTAATAACAACAGCTGCCAGCGTTAAATTATTAGCCAATTCAATGCGCCGTTCGCGGCGCTTTTTTTCGTCGTTGTTCACGGGGTTCATCTCCTGGTTGTGTCCAACGTGGACACATCAGCTTGCATTGGCTGATGTCCATTTTGTGGACAGTGACCTAAAAAAAATATACATAAACTGCTCAGGGGAGGTAATGCCCAGCGCATCGGCCATCCTCTCCATATCCTCTGCGTCAGGTTCTTGGATGCCATTCGCAATGCGCGATGCCTTATTCCTTGTCCAACCAACCGCAGATGCAAACTCGGTTATATTTTTGTATTTAGAAAATATTAGACCTCTGAAGTTTTCCACTGTTCTCACCTCACTTTTGCT